TTGACCACCAGCTGGTGGGATTAGGAAATCGATTTGGATGGCTTCTTTGTTTAAGAATGCGTCGTATGCGGTTACGTAGTCAGCTTCGGTTTGAAGTGGAGTACCGTCAGAACCACCTGTCAATGTTACTGTTCCTGCCGCTGGTACACCAGTAGAGGTGACCCAAGAGGAAGATTTATTGATAACTTCTGTAACGAAATTATTAGAACCGTTTGGATTTTTAGCATTAGGGTCAGTGGAAACGAATTCGTATGTTTCGACAACTTCTCCTAGTGCGGACGATGAAACATATCCGAGAGAAACTACAATGTGAAGTTCATCACCTACTGGAGGAGATGTGAAGAAACCTTCAAATTCCCAAGCAGCGAAAGTTGATGAATCTGCTACGGATACAGAAATTGTATTACCGAGAGCACCAAAATACTTTGCTTCGAAAGCACCGATTGTTGATTTTCTGTAGCCTGGGTACGCTGGAGTTACTTCAGTTCCATCAGAATCTAGGACTGCTGGAATGTCTGGTCGAGATGCACGAACAATGAATGCACTTGAAGAGTATTTTAGAAAATACGAAGCAGATAAGAAGTCCCCTGCATACGCATCTCCTGATAGTGGAGAACCAAATGTTGATGCCAATTCAGATTCGTTACCGATTAGAATTGGTGTATTCACTGGTCCCCAATTAAAGTCGCCTACAATAGCACCAGTCGTAGAAGTGACCGCAGGCACAATACCTGTTAAGTCAATTTCTTTTACTGTTACTGATGGAGACTCTGAAGATAAAAGAGTCATAATAGTGTCCTTTTAGTTAAGGTATAATAAGTTAGTCATAATACGGATATTTCTTTCAATGTATCTATTTATACTTTCCGGAAGTTTACCATTCATTAGGGTTATAGTCAGTCCAATCCATGCTATATGGGTCGGACAAGTCTGAAGGTGGAACATAATCACTACCATCGTCGATGATTCCGAACGGTGGTATATCATCCTCAATTTCTTTCATCCGTTGATCAAATAACATCTGTTTGATATCCACGTCAGCAACATTACCAAATGATTGCGTCCCTACAAAATATCCAAACATCACGAGGTTCATCATTAAATCATCATGGTTACCATCACTTGCCTCGAATGATGTTCCTTTTGATATGAAAGTTGATATCTCCATGATGGTATTCTCATCAACAATATCTAGTTTGTGATTTTCTATAATATCCTTAATTGAGGAGCATCCTATTCTCTTTACCTTCCTGTCCATACGGATACCGATAGCATCTGCTTTGACCGCAGACTCTAGGTGAATATTCTCATATTCTAGATCCTGATAAAGACCCACACATACTACCATACCTTGGTCATTATTCTCGACGACGACATACGACTCGTTGTATAGTGTCGCATACTTGTATATGATATTAGGATATAATATCGGTGATATTCTATTGTTCCTGTATACACAAACTTGTTTGAACGGTTGTACCGAAACATCGATTATGTTAAAAGTGGAATAATCTTGTCCTCTGCCTTGACAAACATCGACAGTCATGATATACTGATGATCTAGTATCGGTTCTTCATAAACTAATAAGTCCCCACCTTCTAGTCTTCTAGAAGGTTCTCTAGCACGTAAGTCAAGCAACACTTGACCCTCAATAAGAGTATTACCAGTACCAAAGAAAGTGTTGCCAAACTCTTGGTCAAACTGTAGTTGTGATGTGTTAGCAATAGTCTGTGTTTTCCACTTATCATCTCGGCCAGGCACATCCCACCAGTCTACACGGAATGGTTTATACTCATTGACCTTCTGTACCGCACCTTCCCATAGTTTCTGATACGTGTTACCGATACCGTTCGCAGTACTTGTTATGATAACTTTTGTATCTTTACCAGATGAGATTACTGGGTACGTAGATGTGTAGAACTCTGCGGCATTCTCTACAAACGCAAACTCATCTAGGAATAGTAGGTTGACCGACATACCACGAATGGATGATCCAGAGGTTGCCGCAGCAATGATGCGAGAGTTGTTAGAGAACTCTATAGACCCTTTGTTGAGTGCCTTACATCCTGGTTGTAGGAAGAAAGGAAGATTCTCTAACATCAGTGTTACACGAGATAACATTTCACGTGCGGTGGCACCTTTGTTCGCAAGAATTGCAATAGTCTTTTCAGGATGGAATAGTGTATACCATAGAAGGTATCCTACAGAGGAAATAGACTTACCCGACTGTCGACATGCTAGAACAATAGAGAATCGATTATCATTGAAGTGTTCGAACATCTTCTCTTGATAATCGTATAACTTGAATGGAACCAAACCTTTATCTAGGTGCACGACTTTAACGTACTTCTTACAGAAATACGATGGGTCGTTCATACACTTGCGGTATTCACGGAGTTTCTTTTTGTCCCACTCTTCTGCGACACCATCTCGCTTGACTTGTGGGTTACCTAGGTAGGAATTCTTAGTATAGGATGTCATTCATCAGAGTCTTGATCAATTACTTTCTCATCGCCCAACAACATACGTTGAAGGTCTGTAGTGGAACCGACGAATAGATTATTATTAGTAGTTGAAGTATCGGTAGGTTTGTCTTCCTTGGTGAGTTCTTTCTGTTTCTTGTTGAGATCCATCAACTTGTCATTGACATCTGCGATGCCCTTGATCATGCCAGACAGAACCTCAAACGCACGAGGATGTTCACTCTCACGTGCGACTTCTATCATGAGTTCTAGAGACTCACGACCTTTTTCAATTAGGTCATAATAAGTATCACGAGAGTACTCATAGTCTTGCTCGTGCACGAAATTCTTTTTCTGCTCATCGTCAAAGATAGCAGGTGGTTTACTCGAATCTCTCATAATATATTTCCTGATTATTCTGGGAAAATTATCTCAGTGTTAAACCCATAATCTCCGTCTGGACTCACATCAATTGGGTCTGGAGTAGTATTTATCGTTTCTATAAGAAGGTCTTCTTCCTCCGGAGACAGGAGATTCAAGTTCGTGTTCACCTCACGGATAATAGGCCCTGTGCTCTCTGGCCCATAGAAGTTAACTTTCATCTCGAAATTGAGAGTATATATGATGGTGCGTCTCTGTTCTACTGGTCCTTCGAAGTCATCTTGAAAGTCTAGTCCCGACAATATGACAGGGACATCTTCCTTTATGTCTGGTTCATCAGCAAAAGGTTTTACTGTCAAAGTATATTGTGGGGCAAAGTATGGTATAATCTGTTCTACGACCTGTAGTGCATCGTCCTGTGACTTAGCATATACAGATAGTGAGAAACCTACATTATACGGAACACCGACATATACTTTTCTCTTAGAACCTGTGTCCGACGTGACAACTGTGCCGAATCCATTGACTTTAGGTAACTGTCGTGTGGCATCATATGCGATAGAAGTAATCTCAAATGACATGCGAGGAAGTTTGACAGCAACTCTGCGTTCTGCTTCTTCTCCGTTAGTCATTTCTTCTAGACGTTCTATGAAAGACCTCTTGGGTGCGTAAGATAAAGGTACCTTGACTTGTGACAATACCTTACCGTTTGAGTCTGTTCTCAAAACATGTAGGTCATTGAACATTGAACCGAATACGGCAACGCAAGTACGAACACGTTTATGGTAGAAGTGTCCTCCCATCATGGTGATAAATCTCCGAATGGATTGGACTCAGAAAAGTCCACAAAATCATTTGCAAAATCACTAAACACTTTATTCTGAGAAAGTCTCTGGATTTCGTTGACACCTTCATCCGCAGATACCGGAGTCAGGGACGCATCAGCACCAACAATCGGTTGGTCTGTTCCCCATTCATGGTACTTACCATCGGTGGCACCAGTGTGCGCAATCTTGAGTAATCTAGTTTCGTGATTCCAGTATGTGACCTCACCTTCAATCTGGTAATCGGTAAAGTCTTGAGATACATTCTCACCCACCGTATAGTACTCTGATTCTCCGGTACCGTCCATAGTGAGTTCGTATTGGAATGCGGCTTCTTCTTCTATTTGGTCGATAGAATCGATACCAGTGTCGAAGTCTTCGTCCGAGAACTCGAACAACTCGCAAGTCATACGGAACTGAGGTAGCTGGGACAATTGATAGAAAGGAGACTCGGTCTCGACCTTCTTGACCTCGAATAATGATTCGGACAAAGGAAGATAGATTACATCACCTTCTCTTGGACGGAACTGGTGGTCTGCAAGACGGTCACCGACTAGTTCTCTCCATCGACGACGTGCGATAACAAAGGTTGCTTGGTCTCTTAGTTCGATACCAAACTTAGTGAACAGGTCTCCCTCACCATCAAAAGAATCTCCGTTTTCAACGTAGACTTCAACTTTGTATGCGTCAGAGAACTGTGACTGGATACTATCAAGGAAGATTTCTTCTCTTTCGACAATCTCTCTCGGTAGGTAATATACATCCTGACCATAAAACTGGATTGCTTCGATTAAAAGATCTTCGTAAAGATTTTGTTCCGGTCTGTATTTTGTACTAATGTATGGATTGATAGCCATGTCTTACCCCATGAAGAACATAGGACCTTCGTCTTCTTCGTTACGGAACCTCTCCATGATTCTTTCAATGTCCGCAAGGGCATCTTCATAGATGAGACGTGAATTGACCGTTACACCACCTGGTAGTGTCATGCCATCAAACTTAATTAAATTTGAACCCCACTGACGTTTGATCAATGCGGTTGCATATTCTTTTAGGAATCGGTGATTCCATAGTGAATTGTATTCGTTAACTGTTTCGTCTGGATTACGAATACCATAAACCTCAAAGATAACATAGTCATCTACTTTAAGATTCGTTTTAGAAACGTGTAAGTTAACACGATTATATTGTCTGTCAAATGTAATCTGAGGTGTGCCACCTAGTTTCATATCTAATAGTGCTAGATTTTGTTGCATCTGTTCATAGTGTGCAAGGTCACCAAGAATACCACCACTTCTAGTAAAATCGGAGATAGTATATGCCATTAATTGCCATGCATCACTGAACCAACCAGAGTGAGCATTATTGAAAGTCATTGGAATCATTCGGACAACGGCAGTAAGATCCAAATCATCACTAAAATCCACATACTGATTATCAACATCAGTCTGAGTCAATTGATGTTTTAAGTAGTATCGTCTAGAACCATCAGGGTGGTGTTCACGAAACCATTGCAATGCTTCGTCTATACGATCGTCAAGTTGTTCTTCGTCTATATTGACTTCGACTACTGGGTGCCCTAGAGCACGTAAACAATAGTCCATCAATTCTTCTTTGCTAGTTGAATACATGAATACATTCCAATGTTGTTACTTACTATTTATACGTTTATTTATATGAAAATAAAATATAAAAAAAGGGGGACCGAAGTCCCCCTTATATCTTGGTAAAAACCTAGATTAGTTAACGATAGTACCGTTTACATCATAAACATCGATACGGTAGTGCGAAGGTGATTCATTACCTAATGCATTAGCGTCTCCAGAAGAAGCAACGTGTAACGCTGAAGCAGCTTCTGTTTCGTCTATTGAGATAGTACCTGTGGTTGAATTATAAGTGATACATAGACCACCAGTTAGGACTGACTTAGTACGTTCTGGAGTCCAGAACTTGTTAGTACCTTCACTTAGGTTATCTGTAGTCCACGACTCAATTGCTGATACACCAGACTCTAGAGAAGTTAGTCGAGTACCGTGACCACCAACTACACCTGTTAGGGTGCTGTCAGCATTCTGGAACTCGGCAACAATCTCTGCAAGAGAGTTCAATGCAGTTGCATCTGTGTTAGACAGGATGTTAGAGATCTGAGTCTGTAGACCAGATTCCGCACCTGTTGCACGAGATACTTCAGCATCAATTGCAGACTGTAGACTTGCGTCACCAGCAATACGAGCAGCAGTTTCAGTAGATACCGCAGATGTTCTTGCTGTAGTCTCTGAAGAGATCGCAGTGTTGGAAGAACTAGTCAATGCATCAATTGCAGACTGTAGACTTGCGTCACCAGCAATACGTGCAGTTTCTTCTGCACTAATAGACGCAGATAGATCCGAATCACCGGCAATACGACCACTTGTTTCAGTAGCAATAGCAGTATTCATTGCAGACTTATCAGAATCAAGTCTTAGACCAAGTGCAGTATCACCAGCACCACGTGCGTTCTCTTCAGCAGACAAGTCTGTTTCGAGTGCAGTGATGTTGTTTTCAGCAGTAGTCAATCGACCACCGTTTGCAGTGATAACACCAGATAGATCTGAGTCAGCATTTTCAAACGCAGATACAATCTCAACCAATGTGTCTAGAGATGCAGGGGAACCAGAAATAATGGTACCGACCTGATTCTGTAGACCAATGATGTCAGACTCTAAAGCAGCATCAGCAGAACTACGTGCAGATGTTTCTGACACGATGTTCGCAGCGTTAACTGCTTCTGCACTTGCCGCACGTCCTGCTTCCGCGTTAATCTGTGCTTGTAGACCAGATACATCACCAGACTGAGTTGAAGACAATGCATTCAGTTCAGTGTGTAGTTCGTTGATAGCACCAGAAACTGTTGACGATGAAGTATCAAAACTAACAGAACCTGCTGGTTGACCAGTTGAGTCAAAACCGTTACCAGTTAAGTAGTCAGAATATGTAACTTCGGACTGAACACCAGAACTATCATATACCTTCACAGTGTCAAATGATGGCCAATGACCACTAGCTGGTGAAACTACACCAGAACCATCTTGTTGACTTGATGGGACAGAAGTGCTATACTGAGTTCCGTATACATTGGTATGTATCGCATCTGGATCTCCAGTGCCTACATTTGAACCATTTGTTGTTAGAAGTAGTTCTCCTCTAACCATACTGGAATTGTACTGGGTACTAGATGTTATATCATTAGGTGATACAAAACCATATGTTACGGTTCCATTATTCAAGAATTCAACTCTACGGACTCCTGAGACAGAACTTATTTGAGAATGTATAGAAGTTCTCAGTGTATCCGCTGAGGTTCCACCATCAAATCCGATTTGTGATGCACTATGAGAAGAAGATGATGCCCCACCTAGAGCTCTTGCGGAATACATAGATTCGTAATATGCAACCTCTGTTTTTCCTAGTAAGGTGTCAAGTGCAGTAACAGTAGTAACGTCTGCCTTAGTAGCAAGAGCAGTAGTAGTTGCAGCATCATCTGCCTTAGTAGCAAGAGCAGCAGTAGTTGCAGCGTCATCAGCTTTAGTAGCAATTGAGTTAGTAACAGTTGCAGAGAAGTTTGCGTCATCGCCCAGAGCAGCTGCTAGTTCGTTCAATGTATCCAATGCCGCAGGGGCAGCGTCTACAGTTGCCGCAACAACACCGTCAACATACCCTTTGTTAGCAGCTTGTCCAACGTCTGTCGGAGTATCAACTCTAACATCTGAACCACTTAGAATGACAATACCGTCTTGGAAGTCGAATGTTCCGCCAGGACCAGTAATGGATATTGAACCACCAGATGCAACCTGAAGTTGATCTGTTGCCAAACGACCACTTAGTAGCTCAGTCCACTCATAGTCTGTACCGTTCCACTTGACGAATTCGCCAGTGTTAGCAGTAGACTTGTTTAAGTGTACATCAACTTGGTCATTGATTGTAGAACCTAGACCACCAACGGATGCTGAACTGAAGTTTACTATGGAACCTTCGAAGTCGACTGTACCTAGTTTTGCGTTTAGTGTACCGCCATTGTCTAGATCAAGGCGATCAGCAACAAGATCATCAGCCTGAACTCTCCAAGCGTTCTTGATCTCTTTCGTGCTCATGTCGATATTTTGACTCAATACAACCTGAGAGTCAGAATCTACACTGATACCAGCAACCTGTGTCTGTAGATCAGAGATGTCAGATGTCAAAGTTGAAACATCACCAGACTGAGTTGAAGACAATGCATTCAGTTCAGTATGTAGTTCGTTGATCGCAGGGATAACATGAGTTGCAGTTGTGTCCAGAATACCAAAAGATAACTCTTTAACACTAATAGATTTAATATAGTGAGTTTCATCCATACTGCCACCAAAGAATATAATCTGGACAGTTGTGGTTGTAGCAATAAAGGTACCAGATTCACTTTGAGTACCTGTGCTACTGCTTATGTTCAGATCAGTTTTAGTTCCAGACGCATTCTTTAGTATGTTATTTGCCCAATAATTGCTTACAGTAGGAACAAACCCCGAAGGAACTACTGCCAACCTGTTGTTTCCAGTAGCAGGACTCATACCACGAAAAGAGGAAACTTCATATTCCTTTCCAATCTCAGTTGCAAAGTTAAATATCGCAACTTCAACACCAGTCCTAGCAAATTGAATACCACCACTAGAATGGGTGGTAGATGAAGACTGTCCACCATCAAGATCTGATACAGT